CGTTGGTGGTCATTGGGCACCACGACAACGAGCAAGGCGTGTGCACTGTGTTGGATGCTATCAGTGGCATCAACTTCCGCGCCGAGACCTACGCCGACATGGTCATTGATCAGTTCAAGTTGTGGTCGGCGCGTTTCCCGGTCATTGCCTACACAGATGAGGCTGAGATGGCTGGCAAGGCCGGTTTGTGGCAGCAATACCTAAGTGACCGTTTCACGGACATTGGGCTGGAGCTGCCGACCTTCTATACGTTCCAACGGCACATTGGAGAGAAGAAGGAAATCCGCATTGCTGATGCCATCCACTTTGTGGTCAATGGCCAGGTTAAATTCCACCATGCCGCCACTAACCTTAGTGCGCTACGCTATCAGCTGTGCAACCACCCTAACGCCTATCCAAATGACTTGGCGGACTGTTTTGCTGATACTTTCAATCCGGAGTTCTTCTCTGGATTGCTGCCCAAGTTGCGGGCGGATAAGGAAGAGTATCCGTTTGGTGCGTGGGAGCAACACCTTAAGCCGCGCATGATGGCATATGGTGATACAATGGACAACGATGAGTATGACCGCCATAAGGATCTGATGAATACCAAATTGTTGTGTTGGGACCTTGAAATCCTTGATCCCGTCAGTGACCACATTGGCGGCTGGGACGCCGCTAGGCGTGGCGATTGTGGCATTAGTGCGCTCGTCATTTCGGATTCCAACACTGGCCGTTACCACATTTATGATCAGCACAATCTTGACGAGGCAGTGGACCACCTGAACAGTGCGGACTTGTTGATTGGCTACAATACTATCAACTTTGACTGCGAGGTTGTGTTTGGCGTGACGGGCCGATACATCACGGTTCCGCAGTATGATATCCTTGCGGAGATTTGGAAGGCGCTTCACGGAAGGCGCAAGGGCTATAAGTTGGATGATGTGGCGAAAGCCACCATCGGGATGGAGAAAAACTCCAATGGCGAATTCGCCACTGCCCTTGCAGCTAAGGGTCATTGGGGCAAGTTATTTGACTATTGCTTGAACGATGTGCATTTGACTCGTGAACTATTCAATCACATCCAGGACCTCGGTTGGATTAAGGGCGCAGATGGCGAAGAAATCCAATTGGAGAAGCCGGAACTTAAGGACTACGCATGATTGGCACCAACAACTATCTTCCTAATCCTGCGGACCCACGTTCGCATGATCTTTTGCGGCTAGTCACTGACCGCAAGCAGAGCTCGCTTGATTATGTGCGATCCCGCTACAAGGCAACCCAGCGCTGGAACGACGCCTTCAATGGCATTTACACGGGCAAGATTGCCAACTACCTAAACGACCTTTCGTTGCCCATTGTCTTCTCGACTATCATGGTTGACGTGGCCAAGAAGGTCAATGCCATCTTTGGCAGTTGGCCAGTCATTTCTTTCCAGGGCTTTCCTAATGGCGCAGGGGCCATTGCCAAGAAGAATGAGCTGCTCATCAACCTGCAACTTAAGGAGGCGGACAGTTTTCGCAAGGCGACCCGCTTCTTTATGCAGGCGGACATTAATGGTACTGCCATTGCCGAGGTAGGCTGGAGCACCATCAACCGGTTGCGCCAGTTCCGCACTTACATCCCCGGTACCACGCAAATGACCGAGGCCTCCAGCATCATCACGGAGTTCGACGGGCCGAATTGGGATGTCGTCGACCTGCTCGACTTCTGGCCCGAGCCGGGCAAGTGTCACATCAAGGACATGGGCTGGTACATCCGCCGGTATTGGGTGGACTTTGATGATATCCTTGAGATGAACAGTGCTGATGGCATGCAGTCGTTCAGCCCGGAGGCCATTGCTGAGCTGGCGCAGAGCACGCTGCCCAGCCCTTCCAATGCGTCGGATGAGTTCCTGACCTACAGCCGTTACCGAAGTTTCTCTGATTATCTCGGGGCGGCCACGAGGACTGCGTTTGCCAAGCCAGTTGAGATTTGGGAGATGCGTGGTCTGGTGCCCTATGAGTTTGCGCCAGATGGTGTCCGCAATCGCGTGATTACCATTGGCAATGGCCGTGTTATCCTGCGCAACGAGCCAGACAAGTTGCTGTTGGGGCGCCACCGCATTCTGCACTATAGCCCGACGCCGGACCCCTATCACTTTGTGGGCATTG